AAGACTTGAATCCACCTGAATTTGGTAAGGTTTTCATCAGTATTAAGCCTTATAACGGCGTATTTTTGTCAACTGCCATTAAACAAAACCTCCAACAACACATTAAAAAGTACACTGTTGCAGGAATTAGACCTGAAATCATCGATCTTAAGTATCTTTATGTCGAAGCAGACGTTGAAGCGTATTATAATCCAAATAAAGCACCATCTGGATCGTTCGTTCAGAATCTGGTAACTCAAAATATTGCAAAATATGCAGATTCTTCAGAATTAAACCAATTTGGTGCTCGATTTAAGTATTCAAAGTTCCAAAAAGTCGTAGATAGCAGTAATGAATCGATGACATCGAACATTACGACCATCAAAATGAGAAGAGATATGCAAGCAAGGCTAAATACCTTTGCTGAATACGAACTTTGCTTCGGAAATCGCTTCCATATCAAGAATCATGGTCATAGTCCAGTCTATGATGGTACGTTACTCGGTTATAATATCAGATCAACTGGATTTACAGTAAGTGGAATTAGTGGAACTGTATATCTTGGTGATAGGCCGACTGGAAACCTTCAAAAAGGAACAGTTTTCCTGTTCAAACTGAATTCTCCAACCGAACCAATTGTCGTTAAACAGAATGTCGGTACGATTGACTATTTGAAGGGCGAAATAAGATTGAATCCCATTAATATTATTAGTACACAGGTAAATAAGAACTCTCCTATTGTCGAAGTATCTGCAAATCCATTCTCAAATGACGTTATTGGTCTCCAAGATCTCTTCCTACAATTGGATGTAAATAATACAACAGTGAGTGCTGTATCTGACAACATTTCTTCTGGAAATGATGTTTCTGGTACAAATTACATTGTTTCATCAAGTTACAGTGTGAATACATTGGTAAGAGGAAATCCAATTGTTACCATTGATATAGATCAGGAGACCATTAATGCGACTTCTGTTTCACAAACGGTGACACCTTCAACAACATCTTCTAACACGTTCGGTAGATCCTACTAATTAATAAAAAATGGCAGTAGATAGAGTAAAATTCCAGGAAATTGTCACCAGCCAACTTCCAAGATATGTTAGAGAAGATTTTCCTCTTCTTTCGGATTTTTTAGAGCAATATTATATTTCCCAAGAGTCTCAAAGTGGACCTGCTGATATTATTCAAAATATTGATAAGTATGTACAGGTAGAAGAGTTATTTGATATTGTTGATAATACTACTTTATCGTCGAATCTCAGTCTGACGGCGAAAACCATCCCTGTATCGTCAACTATTGGTTTTCCTGAAAATAACGGTATCGTTCAAATTGACAATGAGGTCATATTTTACTCTGGCGTCACTCCAACCTCATTAACTGGGTGTAAAAGAGGATTTAGTGGTATCACAACCTATATTACTACAGGAAATCCTGATGAATTGACTTTTAGTCAAACTGATTCCGAAACACATAGTTCAGGTGCAGAGGTAAAGAACCTTAATGTGCTGTTTTTGAAGGAATTCTTCAAAAAACTCAAAAAACAGGTTACTCCTGGCTATGACGATAGAAATTTTTACGGAGATTTAAATAAAAAGAATTTTATCTACAATGCGAAGAGTTTTTACTCTTCAAAAGGTACAGATCAGTCATTTGAAATCTTATTCAGAGCATTATATGGTGAAGATGTTGAGATTCTGAAACCATCCGAGTTTCTTTTCACTCCATCTAATGCAAACTATAAAGTTACTAAGGATTATGTTGTTGAAGAACTTCAAGGTGATCCCTTAGACTTAAAAAATCTCACTATTTTTCAAAAGAGGACAGGAGCAAGAGGTGCTGTCACTAATGTCCAGAGAATTCCCTACGCAGACTATCAATTCTATCAAATCAGTATTGATCAGGGTTTTGATTACACCAGCGACACTGCTTCAATCTATGGTGAATTCAAACCAAACCCATTAACAAAAGTTCTTGAGAATGTCAGTATTGGTGCGTCTATCATCAGTGTTGATTCTACTATAGATTTCCCTGAATACGGAAATTTGTCTATCAAGAACGTTGATGGGCAAGAAATGTCCATTGGATATTCAGGAAAGACTTCAAACCAGTTTTTCAATTGTGATGGAATCCTTAGAAACATTGATAAGACCGAAGATGCTAAACTAGATGATTATTCTTATGCATATGTTGGAATTAATACCGATACTGAGATTCAGGTACGTTTTACTTCAACTCTGAAGGATTTTGTTCAAAACGAAAAGACCAATTACTTCAGACCTCTTGATACCATTCAGGTAAAATCACTTGGTTACGAGGCTCCAGGTAAAAAGAGTAATAACTGGTTCCTTAACATCAAACCAAAGTATAGAGTTGCCGAAACCACAGTTATTGATCCTCTTGCGTTTATATACCAGTTTAAATTCTATGATACTCATTTCTTTAGTGAAGGATATGAGTTAAGGTATGAAAATCCCGATCAAAACGTCTCTTTGTTGGGAACAGTCGTTAGGGTTATTGCAAAAGATACAGTCAATGTAAGATTTTCTGCTCAAATTCCTCTTACAGGCGAATTTTACGTTGAAAATCAACTTTTGAAGGGATCTTCAACAAGATATCCATATATTAACGAATTTGTTGCAAACGTCCAGAATACGTATGCAAAGTTTGGTGGTGAGGTGATGGTTTCATCGAACTCAATTCCAAAATTTGATGATATTTTGACTAATACCTACAATTGTAGTGTAACCTTCTCAACATCCCTTCAAAGCACACAGGTCATAACTCTCCCGACCAACCCAACGACTTTACCCGATCACGGGTTCCATACAGGTGACTCTGTATACTTCCAATCAGCTGGTCAGGGTTTTGAAGGTATATCGTCAGGATCTTATTTCGTAAGAAGAGTCAATGAGAGTCAGATAAGCCTCTCAAGAAGTAAGGCAGACTTATTCAAGGGCACATATCTAACTTTCAATGGTAATGTCACTAATGCATCTCTGACATTACTTGAATTTTATAGAAAAAATATCAAACCTCAGGGTATTTACAGAGAGATACTTGAACCTACTAATAATAGAATTGACAATCAATTTACAAAACCTGGTTCTACTGGTATTTGGAATAATGGTGTTGAACTGTTAAATTATAAATCCACGAATAGTGTATACTATGGTGATATTATTAGTTTTAATGTCACTAGAGGTGGAGAAAATTATGACATCATTAATCCTCCTGTTGTAAAAATAACAGATGAAACAGGCGTAGGTGGAACAGCTATAGCCAACGTGTTAGGAAGTCTAGAAAGACTTGACGTTACTGATCCTGGATTGGGTTATTATGCACCTCCCACTATTACAATCAAGGGTGGTAATGGTGTAGGTGCAGCAGCAGAACCAAGAATGATTTCTATTGTTCATGAAAATCCATTCAATGCAAATTCGAATGAAGTAAATCTAGCCACTGACGAATTATCTTTTAAAGTAGATCACAAATTACTAGATGGTGAAAGTGTCATCTATCAACCAAGAGGTACAAAGGGAATCGCTGGTCTTACGACTGACTCAGAATATTTTGTATTTGTAACTGGTCAAAAAACTCTTAAACTTCATACAACCAAAGCTGATGCTATTGTTGGTATCAATACTGTGATTCTAACTCAGTTTGGTGATGGTGTTCAATACATCACCGCATCTAAACTGAAATCCGTCGTCTCCAGTGTCGTAATCACCAATCCTGGAACAGGTTATGAAAACAAGAAGAGAACAATTCCATCTGTCGGTGTTAATACCGTTTCAAACAGAGTTGAGATTGTAAATCATGGTTATAAAGATAGGGAAATTGTAAGATATACAAGAGATGACTCTTTACCAAGAGTTGAGGGACTATCCGAAAATAAAGATTATTATGTCTTGAAAATTAATGATGATGAATTTGCCCTCACTGAAGTTGGTACTGATGGTAAAACAGCATCATATTACTTTGATAGGAGAATAACAGTTGATTTTATTAATCCTGGTAAAGGTTCTTTCAACTATCCACCCATCACCGTTGATGTTGAAGGTGCAGCAGCATCATTCGATAAAACCTTTGTTGAGGATTTCCAAGAACTTTACGTAATTGAATCCCCAATTACTGAAAATATTATCACACCAGTATCAGTTCTCGCTTGGACAGATACAGAAGCAGAGATTCATAATCCATATTATGTTCTCGTCAGTGAAGATGCAAACTGGCTTATTAGTGATGACCCCTTCATCGGTAATATTCTTCTGTATGAGGCAAAATTACAACCCATATTCAGAGGTTCTATTCAAACCATCGATACGGTAAACGGTGGTGTTGGATACGGTGCATCAACAATTATTGACTTTAACAGACAACCAGAAGTCACTTTCCAATCAGGCGAAGGAGCATTGTTAAGTCCTATCATCAATAATGGTCAGATATCAGAAGTTGTTGTTCTCTCTCCTGGTAATGGATATAACTCTCCACCAGATTTAGTTGTCAGAAGTTTAGATGGTAAGGGTGATTTTGCAATTCTTGTTCCAGTAATCTCAAATGGCCAAATTGATAGTGTAATCGTTCAAAAGGGTGGAGCTGGATATACTGCAGGTAAAACATCTGTTGATGTAATTGCAGCGGGTCAGGGTGCAAGAGTTCAAACCATGATCAGGGGTTGGAACGTCAACCTGTTTGAGAAGAGCTTTAACAATATCTTGGATGATGATTGTGTATTGACGGAGAACATTGCTAATAGATCTTTACAGTTTGCATCCTTCTTTGGTCAGAGACCTCTCAGAGCAGCTTCTAATTCAATTAATGGATTTGAAGATGATAATATCAAGTATGGTCTCTTTGACCTACAATTGACCACAGGTGGTGAGGAAACGTCAAGTGGTTTCCACTCTCCTATTCTTGGATGGGCATATGATGGAAATCCAATTTATGGTCCATATGCATACGATAAGATTAATGGATCTGGTACAATTCGTAGAATGCAGAGTGGATATAAGTTGAAGAATACACCAGTCAACAGACCATCATACACAGCATTCCGTAATGGATTTTTCGTTGATGACTATGAATTTGTTGGAGATGGTGATCTTGACGAATACAACGGCAGATTCTGTGTCACACCTGACTATCCAAATGGTGTGTATGCTTATTTCTGTACTATCAGTAATGATATTGAGTCTTCTGGTCCTTTCAATAATTATAGACTTCCACAGTTCCCATATGTTATTGGTGACAAGTTTAAGTCTTTACCGAATGCATTCAACTTCAGGGCATCGTCTAATCAGACTGTATATGACATCACTAAAAATAACTGGTTGAGAAATACCAGATACTATTTTACTAATGGTGGAAATAATGGATATGATTATATCTTTAATTCTGATCTGATAAGAAATTCATCTGTAGATATTACTGCTACCACTGTTGGTGGTATTGACATTGTTGATATCAAGGATCCAGGTGAAAACTATAAGGTAAATGATAGAGTTATCTTCGATTCATCTCAAACTGATGGAAGAGGGGTAAATTGGAGAGTTGGTGAAATTAAGGGTAAAGATGTTACTCAGGTAAGTCTTGCAAAAACAGTATTTGAAGATTCTGAATTTATAGGTGATGCAGCTAGAAATGCTTTCACTGGAATTACTTCAGTGCCTCATGATTTCTTGACGAATGATATTGTCTTTGTTGATGGTCTGTCAGAATTCTACAGAGGATTTACTGGACCATTCAGAGCGGGCGTTTCAAGTGAAAGATGGTATACATCAGTTGGTATTAAGACTGGAACAGTCACTGGTATCGTAACGTTTGTTTATCTGAGTGGCATTATTGATGAAGCTATTGTTAGACCAAATGACATTCTAAGAATTGATCGTGAACAATTCAAGGTCTTAAACCTTGATGTGGCATCAGGAAGAGTAAGAGTTGAAAGGGGTTATAACAGCTCACCACAAACCACTCACACAGCTGGCACTCTCGTAAGAGATGATCCCAGAAAGATTAGATTTAGTGCTCCAGGTATCTCTACATTCAAACCTGTAACATTGAATAAGACTCATTACTTCATGCCTAATGAGTCGGTTGGTCTTGGAACTGCTACTACAGGTACCGCAACGACAATTACATTCTCAAATCCTGGTGTTGGTATCACACAGTTAAGACTTCAACAACAACAATTCTATTATCCAGATCACGGACTTGAATTAAATACTCCACTCAAATACTATCATGGTGGTGGCACTTCTTTAGCAGTTTGGAGTGGTATTCAATCTTCTTCGATATTTAATCTTGACGAAACAAGAGACTTATTTGCTGTACCGATTACTCAGGATATTATTGGTCTGGCATCGGATAGAGTAGCCCTAAGTACGGTAACCAATCAATATGTTGGTGTCGATAGTTCTAAAGGTGGATTATTATACTACACCAATTCTACCAATCTCGGTCAGACACATAGTCTTGTAACTGTTCTTCCAACAGTTCTTACGGGTAGAATCTCTCAAAACGTCGTGACGGTTTCTACTGGTGAAACTCATGGTATGAAGAGGGGTGATAGGATTTTGGTTGACGTAAATCCAACGACCACTACAACAGTTAAGGTTCTTTATGATGATTATAATAGAAGAATAGTATTTGATAGAGATACCATTGAACCATCTGGTATCAACACAAGCGGTAATATGTTTACTGTTCCCGCAAACAAATATAAGACTGGCGATAAAGTCATCTATACATCTGCCGATCCGTCAGAGGGTCTGACTGCAAATGGAATGTATTATGTTTACGTCTACAAGAATGACGTAATCAAATTAACAGATGAAGTTTATCAATTGTTCTCAGAAAACCCAACTTTTGTTAATGTTGGTTCTGCAACAACTGGAAGTATTGCAAGAATTAATCCAAGAATCGAAGTTCAGAAGAATCAGAATTTAGAGTTTGATTTATCTGACCCCTCATTGTCGTTTGTTGATAAGGGAATCACATATTCTGCCTTTGAGATGCACATCTACAGTGATTCTCAGAAAATTAATGAATTCTTTACAACAAAAACAAATTCAACATTTGAAGTTACAACTTCAGGTCAAATTGGTATTGATAGTACAGCAAACCTCACTTTAAGTGTAAGTAATGAACTTCCTGAGAGCCTGTATTATGGTTTTGAACCAGATAACCTGGATATCATACCACCAGTCAAATTGAGAATATTTGAAGATGAACGAGTATTCAAACATAATACTATTGGAGTTGTACCGAATAAGTTTGATGGTGTTTACAGTGTTGTAGGGGTAACTTCAGATACTTTTGACTATAATATCCCATATGATAGTGATACTGTTACTTCTTACGGCTCGACCAATTCAAATGTTAAGTATAACACCACTTCACCAACTGCATTTGGACCTATTAACAGAGTAACTGCTGTCAATGAAGGGATTGGTTACAAAACTCTGCCTGGATTTACATCTGTAAGGAGTGCAAAAGGAACTGGTGCTTTATTGGAACCAAGAAGTACAACAATTGGTTCGGTTCTCAAACAGAAGATAAACTATATTGGATTTGGTTTCCCATCTGACAATACTCTGAACATTGTTGCAAATCTTCCACAGGTTCTTAGAGTCGATCCACTTGGTGCATTCGAACAGATCGGTATTTCTTCGGGTGGTGTCAATTATAGTCAACCCCCACAGTTGGTAGTTCTTGATGGTTTGACAGGATTACAAATTACTGACCTTGATCTGAGATTTGACTTTGATCAGAACTTTGTAGATATTGTTCAAAATACACAATCTCTGAATGATGTTGAACCAGAGATTATTCCCGTTCAAAACACTAATGGTTTCAGTATTAGTTCAATCACCTACAACAATACCTCAAAAGTTGTACGTTTGACTTTCTCTCATCAATTTAGTGATCCTGAAGATTGGCCATTTAAGGTTGGTGAAGAATTCCTCGTAGAAAACGTTGCAATTGGTTTTGGAACTGTAGGTAAGGGTTACAACTCTGAAGATTATGGATATAAACTCTTCAAGGTGACTTCATTAGATAGTCAACTCGGAGGAAGTGGCGCGTTTATTGAATACAGTCTTTCAGACGTTCTTGGTACAGGTGAAGTTCCTGGAGCAGTTGTCAGTACTGTATCTGGTACTGTAACTCCTAAGGTATATTTCCCGATCTTTGATCCTGTCATCAGAACTTCACCTCTGTTGGCTGGAGAAAGGGTCACAAATGAAGGAAGAACTGGTATTGTTGAAAGATTTGATGAGGTAAGTAGATATCTCTTCGTTTCTGCTGAAGATGACTTTGTGGTTGGAACAGATGTGGTCTCCGAAACGTCTGGTGTAAGAGCAACAATTTTAAACACAACTGTATTTGATTCAACGATCAAACTTGGTGTTGGTGCAACATTTATTGATGGTTGGCAAACAAACTCTGGTTTCTTGAACGATAATCTTCAGGTGATTCCTAATAATGAATATTATCAAAACTTCTCATACTCTCTCAAATCGAGAGTTGCTTTAGACACATGGGATGATGCTGTTAGTTCTCTGAACCATACTGCAGGCTTTGAAAAATTTGCTGATTTGATTATTGATAATAATGCACCTGGTATCGTAACAGCAGCAGATATTGAGATTTCAACTGTTGTCGATCTCATTGGTGAGGGAATGCTCAACTGTTTCCCTGACTTTGATGGTGCAACTGAAAGAACTTTGGATATTTCGAATGGAAGAACTATCTCCAATGAGATTGTATTTGAAACAAAAGTTCTTGTTGACTACTTCGAGTCAAGAGGAAATAGAGTTCTTAAAATCGATGACTTTAGTGATGAGTTTGATAGTGATCCAAGAGATACACCTTTCTCAATAATCAGTTTCTTTGATAACAAGTATGCATGGAATAAGTTCTTTACTCTTATTCAAGATACTGAAATTAGAAATAGAAAACAGTTTGGTATTGTCACCCTCCTTCAAAATGGTTCAGATGGTTTCTTGAATCAATATGGTACAGTTGATACAGGCAAAGCACTTGGTTCATTTGAACATATCAGTATTGGTACAAGTCAGTTTGGTCTCGCATGGTACCCAAATCTCTTCGAATACAACAACTATGAAGTATCTTACTTCAACTTTGCTGGTGTAGAAAATCTGACTGGAATTGGATCGACTGCAATCGGTAGTATGGTTTCAATTGCATCATCTTCTGTTGCTGTTGGTGTTGGTACTACAACCACATTGTTAGAACTTCCAACTGCGACTAGATCTGCAAAAGTTCACATTCAGATGGAAGATGGTAATGACAACTACTTCTATAATGAACTGAACGTCCTCCATGATGGTACAAATGTACAACTCCTTCAGTATGGTGATATTGATACTACTACCGATCCATCTTCAGGATTTGGAACTTACACCGCTAACATAAGTGGTAGTAACATTGAGATTGACATTCATCCTACCGTAGGAACTGCTGTAACGGCCAATATCTTGTCTGTCGAAGTACATGGTACAAACACTGGTGTTGACACCACTGGAATGATCGTGACTAACCTTTCATCATACCATACAAGTATCTCTTCATCTGGTACACCTACTGCAAATGAGATTGCTTCATTTAACAATCCGTTTGCTGCAGAGTACTTCATGGTAACTGTCCATGATACTACGAATGATGAGTATGAGATGTTTGAGTGTCATCTCTTAGACTCCAGTAGTAATCAAAATATTACCAAGTACGGTAGAATTGACACTATCTCTGGTGTAGGACTTGGTACCGTTGGTATGACCAAGACTGGAAGTTCGATTCGTTTGAACTTCACTCCAAATGCAAACATCGCTGTTGATGTGAAGACATTTGGTATTGGTCTGAAGAACTTTGACAATATCACTGGAATCACTTCAATCAGTGACCTTCAAAATAACATTCTCTTCTCTAACCATGGTACTTACACAGGTACTCAGTTCGATACAAGAAGAGCATTTAACCTGAAGCACAATGATCTTCCAATCTTCCAGAGAGCATTCCTTGGAAATGATTCAAGTATTGTAGATCTTACAAATAATTTGATCACCGTTCCTGATCACTACTTTGTTACTGGTGAAAAACTCAATTACAGCTATGAAAATTCATTATATGAGTCCACTAATGCAATCGGAATTGTCACACAATCAATTGCAGGTGTTTCTACTGACAAACTTCCAACAGAAGTCTATGCAGTTAAAGTAAGTGACACTCAGGTTGGTCTTGCTACAAATGCAGCTGCTGCACTGAAAGGTACTCCTGACACCATTGATCTTTTGACTCTTGGTATTGGAACATTCCATAAGTTGACATCAACCAACCAAAATGCAAGAGCATTGTTGGCTATTGATAATATGATTCAGGCTCCAGTCACTGAGGTTGTAGTATCAACAACTCTGAATGAGGAAGTTATATTTGATGTTGACTTTGAAGTCACTGGAATCACGTCATTCAAAGCAAATGATCTGATTAAGATTGATGATGAGATCATGTTGATTCAGAATGTTGGTGTGACTTCAGCAAATAGTTTCAAGGTTCTGAGAGCACAGATGGGTACTGGTGTTGGTACTCACGCTAACGGTTCCACGATTCAGAAACTTGGCGGTAACTACAACATTATTGATAATACCGTTCACTTTGCTTCTGCACCTTACGGAAATATTCCGATCGGAACAGATACTGCAGGTCCTGATAATGTAGATTGGTCAGGTATCACCACTCATTCTACATTCCAAGGTAGAACATTCATGAGAAGTGGTATTGAAGATGAAACCACAAGTACTTACAGTACTAACTTCACTTTTGATAACATTCAAAAGGATTTCAATGGTCAGAAGAAGGTATTCTCACTTCTTCAGAATGGAAGTAATGTGACTGGATTTGCAACTAACCAAGCAATCATCCTAAACTCCAATATTCTTCAAGAACCACAGGGTGCTCAGGCAACCACTGGTGACTTTACTCTAAGTGAAACTGCTGGTGTTACGTGTATTA